AACGTGGCCGCCCGCAAGGTGCTGATCTCGCGTGCCGTGGTCTGGCTGTTCTTGCCCAGATCCTGCAGCGACTTCTTCACCCGGTCGATATTCCCGCCGCCCTTCACCTCGGCTGAGAGCCGGATGGCGGTATCCAGGCTCATCCGGGCCATTGATTATCCGATCGCCAGTCCTAGGATCAGCCTACGGATCCGCCCTCATCACCCCCAAAAACTCCCGCTCCACCAGCCGCAGATCCTCCAGCAGCCACAGCCGATCGCTGCGTTTCACGCCCTCATCCTTGGCCCACAGGAAGAACACCTGATAGTCCAGCCCCACAGGGCCATTCATCCCCATCCGCCACTGGGTCTGCAGCTTCATAAACCACCCGATCACCTCGACGTTATCCGCCAGCAGGCCGAACGTCTCCGGCCGCCGCTCTACCTCAGGCACCGCCAGGCCGAACATGGCTGCAGCATCAGCCGCATCCTTGCCATCGTCGGCTGGGGCGCCCTTCGCGGCAGCGGCGAGGAACCGCGCCGCGTCTATGAGTTTTTTGCGCGGAACCCTCCGGCCTTCGCGGCGGCCTTCTCAGAGGGCTGGCCCAGGCTTTCAAGCCAAGCCTTGAAGATCGCAGCACTGGCGCCCTGCACACGGTAGAGCCGGGCTTTAGTGGCGTCGCTGAACTCGATCGGCTCGCCATCCTCGCCCACCACCTCATCACCCCAGCCGCAGAGCACCTCATCAGCCAGGTCCTGATAGGTGCAGGGCAGCGGGTCGCTCAGCGAGGCCTCTTCATCCTTGGCGTAGCCCTGCAGCGCCTCGATGCGCTTGCGCATAGCCACCAACATTTGATTGTGCTGATCCTGCAGCGCCTGCGCGTCCTGCTCATCCAGCACGCTGAAATGAGCGGTGAACTTGTAGGGCTTTTTGACTCCACCTTTGGCCGGCAGGTCAACACTCACCGGCCACTCGATATGGTCGGGCTGAAACAGGTGGAACATGGCGAATCAGAAGAAGATCAGGCGGGTTTCGTCGTTCTGCGTCTTGGGCAGCGCAGTAAACGGGATCTGCAGCATGTCGATTCCATCGGAATCGCTGAACGACAGATCGCCGCTGATTGCAGCCTTCGGGCAGAAGAAGATGGAGCTTTCCGTTGCTACCGTGCCCTGCTGCACAACGAACGGGCCATCGCTGGCGCCGCTGTTGTCAGCAGCAGCAGAGAAGTAATCCTTGGTCGCAACCGGCGGATTTTCAATCGTCAGCGTTCCATTGGGGTTCGGGCGATCGGTGATACGGGCGTGAGGCTCGCAGTTGATCAGCGAACGGAACGAGGTAGTGAGGCCCCAGTCGAAGGTGAAGCCCTCAGTGCAGGGCCCGTAGCCCTGGAACCGCAGCGCCTTGGTATGGCGCGGGGTGACGGGCACCGGCTCGGCCTGGTTGCCGTAGGTGAAGCTCTCAGAGCTTTTGGCGGTTGGGGTGACGTACTTGCCGATGCCGGTGATCGTGAAGGTGCCGTAGCTGTTCAGCGGTGAGTTGAGCGCTGGGGAGCCGCGGAAGCCTTCGATGCGGTGCACGTTCTGATCTTTCACCGCCACCAGCGTGCAGCTGGAGCCGTTGCCGAACGTGCTGATCGGCTGGTACAGCGACAGCGCGGGGATCTTGTAGTTCACCGCGCCGCCGGTGAACGATGCCGTGGACGCCACCACCGTCACTTCTCGGGTGGTGCCGTTGTGGGCCACGATCACGCCCTTGTTGCCGGAGTTGGCGCCGCTGGTGATCTCGATCGGGAAACCCACGTAGGCATCGGTCGCAGGGTTGCTGCCGCCCAGGTCCGCCAGGGTGATGGTGTTGGCGCCGCCTGCGGTGGCCGTGCCGGTGATCTCGGCCGATGCAGCCAGATTCATGCCGGCCGCCAGCAGCAGCGGAGAGAACCGGGGTGCGGTGGCAGCGACGCCGGAGCCGCCCCACTCGAATGTCACCGTGACGGCGACGTGCTCATTGGTGAGCGGCTGGCGGTCGGCGCCGAGGAACCCCTTGATCAAGTTCCGTTCGACCCGTGTGCCGGTCAGCGGGTTCACCTCCAGCGAGGTGATCTTCACTGCATCGGTGGCGCCGATCGCGCTGGCCAGGGTGCCGTAAGCGGTTTCCGTCTTGGCCAGCAAGAACGAATTACGGATCAGGAGAGCAGTCATCAGTCCTTGGCCTTGCTGGGTTGGGCGGGCTTGGCGGGCTCAGCTTTGGGCGGCTGGTAGTCAGCAGCAGACACCATCTCGCCGCTGGGGAGCATCACGTACTCACCAGACTCGCCGTGGTGCTCGAATTGTTCCGCCATGGATGGGGGCTGAGCGTCCTGGCCTCAGGCTACGGAGGCCGGCTCAGGGCAGCTGATCGATCGCGTCGTCTCGGGTGCGATACCTGATCAGGAACCGGTACTGCATCCACCCAGCAGAAGCGTCGGCCTGCTCATACTCAGGCCGGAAGCCATCGGGCTGCACGTCATGGGCCAGTCCGCCCATCGTGCGGTCGGCCATCATCCTGCTGTGCACGTCAACGCCGATGGGATCCGCCAGCTGATCGGGCACGTCGCCGCGCACGTAGATCTCGACCAGCACCGGCAGCGCCTGATCCAGGCGTCCCAGGCTGGCGCCGATGGTGCGTGGTGCGTTGACCGGATTATCTTCACCAGGGCTGATCGTGATCGCTGGCGCTTCCGATCTGGAGTAGGCCTGCGCACGGCTGCGGTAGATCCGCTGGCCCACCTGCACCGTGCCAGGAAGGGTGACGGTGCGAATCCGTTCGAGGATCTGTTCGCGGATACTGGCCATAAGGTCAGGCTAAAAGGGCTGCACTAGATCGAACACCACCCAGGCGCAGACGACCGCGACGCCCATTGCCACTGGCAGAGGCACGGCATTCAGCAGCCAGACCAGCAGGCCGGCCACCAGTGCAACGGCGGCGGTGACGCGGATCAGGTAGGGCATGGGGTCCTGATCCGTTCGAGGATTTGAAGGAGGGTGGTCATCGAGGTCAGGACACTATCGGGGGGTTAGAGGGCGATGCGGCGGAAGGCGCGGACGTTACGGTTAAAAGTTTTGGATATGTTCGGCCTTAGCTCGCCATTGTTTGGCCGCCAGTCATATGAGTTAGCTGCCGACGACTCGGTAGAAGACCAGGAATCCAGGGTAAACGCTTCTGTGCCGCCTGCAAACAGTGCCACTGTTGTTTGCGCTGGAGACCCAGCCGTCCAGACGCTATTGCGCCTTGGCACGGAATAAGCATTGATCCCTGACGTGCTAGTGATTACATTGCTGCCCGTTGTGGGCTTTAGGTTGAAGTAGGCAATGTCAAGCTCTAGCGCGCTTGGCAAATACCAATCAGTAAAACCCGCTATGCTTAAGTTGACACAGAATTGAGCAGCGGGATGATTTGCTATCCCTGCCGCTACCATCGCAGCGGTGTTGGCGGCACCATCAAACATGCTGCCCGTGTTGGCAGTTGCCGTGGCGGTCGTTTTCCAAGCAACGGATAATGAGTTGACTGCCCCGGTCGCCCTCGGCGCAACGATCAGCGCATGGGTGGGGTTGCCGTTTGCAGTGTGGCTGATATAGCCAGCGAAGAAGCCGCCACCGAATGGCTCGCCAATTACGGCGGGAATGTACTGCTTGGCAGTAATAAGCCAACTCATGGTGTTACCTCCGCAGCAGTGTTAGAGGCAGTGGAAAATGGGGTTGGCTTGCTATAGCTCATTACATGGGTCATGGGATAGCAGCTCCGAACGTGTTGATTAGGGTGGTGATGCGGGCATCCAGCAGGGCGAGGTTCAGGGATTCGCCGATGGAGTAGAAGGCGAAGCGGGCGTTGGAGAAATCGCCGCCGTTCCTAGAGAAAACATCAATAGGAACCGCTGCCGGGGCGGAGCTGCTTTCGTTGATCGTTGTACTTGCTCCGCTAAACCTTACAGTGCATTGAGTGTCGCTAGATCTAGACCCACCAAATAGCCCTGTAAATGGTGTAGCGTTTGCCGTACTTGACGTGCCTGAGGTGTTTATGCGCGCAACCACTACGCTGGCGGTTGTTAGAATATGCGTTGATCCAACGGCTCCGCTGGGGCTTCGCGAGGCAATCGCAGCTCTAGTGGCATTGCGTGTTTCCGGTTCGGAGGTGAATACTGCGACATGCTTGCTATTTTGTGGGTCAGCGCTATTACTCCTATTGCTATCTAAATAGTTATTGGTCCCATTCGCCTGTAACCCCGTCTTTCGGTTGTAATTCCACCCGCCAGCCGTGCCAAACCGTGTCGGCGCAGGCCCCACCAGCGGCACCAACGCACCAGCCAGCGTGCGGGCACCGGCCATGATTGGCGCGGCCTTGATGATGCTGTTGGCTTGGCTCAGCACGCCGCCGCTGGTGCCTAGGTCGCCAACGTTGATCGAGTCGCGGATGAACACGTCGTAGGCGTCACGCACGCCCACTTCCAGGCCCAGCGTGTTGCCCGCTGCTACATCAGCAGCCACCACCCGGTCGATGTAATCCTGAACAGGGCCGATGTAGGCGTTGAACCTCCCCGTCCCAACCCAGATAATCGCCATCAGTCCACCCTCTCCCAGATCAGCGATTCCCGTTCAGGGGTCGCGGGATCATCCGGCAGGAACTGCCCGCCCTCGCCACGGGATTG